CCAGCGAAGTAGTCCCACTTGTTGTGCCTGAGCGGTCTAGGATCACCCAGTAGGTTAGCGGCTAGAACACCAAGGAAGAACAAAACTATTCCGGCTGCAATCATGCCGCCTCCTTGATGAACACTCCATCTTTGGTTAGATAACCTTTGCGATCCTTGATTTCATCATAAGCAAGCTGAAGACATTCAGTAATGCTAATATCTAAAATCGCACAGACGTTGATGAGGCAGACCACAACATCCCCCACGCCATCCTTGATGAGCGCCATGTCCTTCTTGTTGATTCCGGACGCCAGCTCACCCATCTCTTCGAAGGCTTTCAGCAGCTGCGTCTTAGCATCGCTGTTCTGGATGATGCCCCGATCCTCAGACCAGCGGACGACGCTCAGTTCGAGTTCGTTGTAGCTCATTGTTCAAACCCCCTCTTCGAGTAGTACGCTTCCACTTTATCGTATGCATCCAGATCATCCTTGAGCCCCAAAGCTGCACCTAAAGTTTTCGGGAGGTCTTGGATCTGTGGTAATGGCTTGTCCGTTACAGGCGGCGCCAAGTCGGTACCCAGTAGGCGGTTCAGATACCACTGCGCTTTTGCCAGTGATTGCACCCCACCCTTGTGCCGCTCTCGCCATGTGTACTTGATTATGTTGCCCTTCAAGAACCCCTTCAGCTCTTCCGGCGTCAAGGCTGCTTCGATCGCCTCGATGCATTCAATCCTGCCCGAGGCGTAGTGTGCCGGGCGATTCACCTCGTCGTACTCACGTGCCATGTGTAGACCTCCGCTGTGCTAAATCTGTGCTGTTTACTGTGCTATTCGCATGCTTTCTACTGCTCGCTAAGTTGCGTGTCCCCAGCGTAACATGTTGAAAGATAACGACTTTTGTGTAGCACTAACTACCATTACGTTCGATTCGTAATTAGTAGACCACCTTTACGAATCAAAGACTTACAAGCTGCTGTGCTAAAACTGTGCTAATCGTGCCGCCGCTGTAGCTCAGCTGGTAGAGCAGGCGCTTCGTAAGCGTCAGGTCGTCCGTTCGAGTCGGACCAGCGGCACCATCAACCAACCGCTTTTAGGCGCTTGTCAACCGCGAACACACTGTCAATTGCGACGGCGTGTTTCGACAAGTGATCAACACTCAGGTGAGCATACCGCTCCACCATACGAGCATCTTTCCACCCACCCAACTCTTTCAGGTCGGCCATCGGAACACCACTCTCGCGCAACAGAGACGCCCACGTGTGACGCATGTCGTGCCAGCGTAAATTTTCCAAGCCAGCCTTTTGAAGCGCTTGCCCCCAGACCTTCGATGAGATCTCGTTGAGAGGCTTCCCGCCGTTCAGGGGAAACACCCACTCGGATCCGTTGTCCTTGTGGCTCAGGATAATGTCCACCGCCATCTGGTTCAACGGAATCACAAGCGTCTCACCGTTCTTCATCTGCACTCCGTCCACCCGCAACAGGCGGTGACCGAAGTCGATCTGATCCCACCGCATCCTCAGCACATTCCTGCGCCGAAGACCTGTAGCAACTGCCATGTACAGCAGATCGGCGTACCCCTCAGGTAGCGACTTCGCCAGCCTGACTACTTCCTCAGGTTGGAGCCGACGCATCCGTTCGGTTTGACCGGGGATGAAGCGGAACATCGGTGCTTCACCATCGATCCAACGGTACTCCTTGTACGCCGCACGTATAACGGCCCGCAGTAAAGCAATCTTGCGATTGACATCTGCTGCGCTACGCTTACCACCACCTCGAAGTTTTGGTCTGCTGAACTCTGCGGTACGGATCTCGCGCACAACATCAGGTGTGATCTGATCGATGTACACGACATTCCGCTTAGCAAACTCACCATCCCACCAGACCTTGTGATCCTCGTAGGATCCAATACTTCTAAGGTGCTGGCGATCTTCGAGGTACCGCCCTACCGCTTCTTTCCAAGTCCTGCGAGGTTTCTCGTTCAATCGTTCTTGCTTGAACGACTTGGCATACTCATCAGCCAAGTAAATTTTGGCTAGCTTCTCGTTGCTAGTGCGGGAAGAAACTCTTACCTGCTTACCATCAACGCTCCACCGACCCCACCAAATGCTCCCACGCTGGAAGTACTTCATAACCGCCTCCAAGCCGGGGACACGCCTGCACATTGTATAAGCACAGAGATATACTTGACAAGTACTAATATCACTTTGCTTGCTTATGGAACTTAGGCCAGCCCACCTTACCCATCAGCAGGGCTTCAACGTAGTTGGCCGACTCACGCGCAGTGTCGTCTCCCAATTCCTTTCTCCATTTCTGATACAGCTCTTTCCTAGCCTTCTTGTTGGTGCGTAGCTTCGATGCCTCCTCGATGCGGGCGATGAAGCGTTGCTGGCATTCGGCTAGTTGCTGCGCCCACAAGATCTCCTGAGGGTCTTCGAATTCTTCGAATAAGTCACTTGCCATCGTCGGAGAGGCGTTGTTTGAGTTGCATCAGATCGTTGCTCAACTCTTCGATCTGAGAGCGAAGTACCTTGATCTGCAGATCCCGATCGTTGAGCTTGTCGAGCAAGCTGGCGGCGGTGCGGATCAGGGTGGCCTCGGTGATGTCACGGCTCTGCGCATCAAGCATTGCTTGCACGGTAGCGTCCATCCGGTTTGCTAGTTCTTGCATGTCCATTCGTTCTTCTCCTTCAGCTTGGCCTCAACCATTTCCGCAAACTCGCTGGGCTTTTTGGTTACGTTCCATAACGCCTTGCGTTCAGCAGTCGTCAGCCCTTGCCATTCGCGCTGTGGTGGGGCGGTGTAAAGCGGAATTGCATCTTTGTATGAGTAAGACTGAGTGGATACGCAGTCACGGCTTGTTGGGTGCATCCACGCCACCGGCTCCTGCTCTGGCTGCGACAACCCTCCCGGCCTGTATGCCGTATCGTCGGCAGTCCATTCCTCGCTCATGTGAAGTCTCCAATCCCCAGCTCTCTTGCTATGTCCTGAATCTCGTACTCGACTGACCCGACTTCGTAGTCATCGTCATCCAGTCGCCTGACTCGTTTCTCCTTGACAACCTTCGCTGGCTTCACCTGCTTGGGGGCCGCAACCTTCTTCGGTTTTGGTGGCGCCTTAGGTTTGGGCTGTCTCTCATCTAGTGGACGAGCAGTGTCTAGCACCTCAATGGTTGCGTATCGGTAGCCGCAACCCCGGCACTTGCGCTTGCGACGAAACTCCCCCTCAATGGATAAACGAGAGTCATAAACGTCGGTCTTGGCCTCACACTTTGGACAGTTCTGCATCTCACTGAACAGTTGCCCTTAGCTCTGCTTCGGGCGCTTTTCGGTAGGCTTCCATTGCCATCTGAGAGACAATCAGCATTGCGCCCTCAGCTTGATCTTCAGAGACGCCGGATAGATGTAGTGTCAACCCACCCATCAATCCAATTGCCCTCAACCAAACATCACTAGTGATCTCTGGTTTTGCCACGCTCATCGCTATCCACTCGCTGATGATTCCCTCAACCAGATGTTGATTCTCAAGCCGTTGACCCATGCAGCTCCCCCTTGTATTGAGTTCTTAAATAGGTGTCGATGTCCTCTTTTTTGAAACGATATGCTCTCCCGATTTTTGCAGCTGGGAGTGCCCCGTTTTTTGCCAATCTACGCACGGTAAACGTGGAGAGGCCGACATAGTCAGCGGCTTCTTCAACATCCATTAGTTTTTGAAATTCCACTCAACCTCCTCGCCAAACTTAATTAGAAACTTATTGCTGAACTCCACCTTGCGAGCTTCGTGCAGCTGCTCTTTCGTCATCCCTACATATGACTCAACTGCAGGCAAGTCATACATACATCTGTAGGACCCCCGCCCCGTTTCTTCAACTACCCTCACAACTTTCCCAGAGGGTAGGAGCAGAGATTTCCCTGCTAGACTGGTACTGTTCGCAGAACTCGGATACCTCGCAGTACTCTTCGCATCGTCTGTAGCCTCCGCGTCTCTCTTCAATAACTGTGCTGTCAGTGAGTGCGGATTCAGCATCTTCCTTCCTTTCGAATATCTTGATTGCTCGCTTGCCTCCCGGCTTCATCAGTGCGTAAGTGGTACCCGCATACCACCGCTCCTCATCAGTACAGACAATATGTGTGCCACCTGCTTCTGCTTCCTGATGTAAGCTAATACGATCTCTAATGTACTGATATGTCTCGTCAAGCGGCCACACCGGAATATCAATGGTGGCTACCGGTTTTTGTGGATAGTCTTGCTTACGCTTTGCATCAGACTTGCGCCAATCCCTAAGGATTGCAATGATCCTAAGGCGCTCCACCTTGTAACCGTTCTGGATTGCCAACCAACGCAGCACATTGAGTTGGCGCTCCCACTCCTTCATGTCAGACATCATCACCTTGTACACACTCGTGCACTTGTAGTCGTCTAATGTCTCGTTACGCAAATCCATGCGATCGAACTGACCGGACAAAGACCAACCCTCTACGTCAGAGTACAGACGCTCTTCGACAATGTCGGACTTGTTGGCTCGCTCGAGGATGGTGTGCACCGCCTGACCGAGCAAAGACCAGATGCGTTCGCTGACATCCTCCACTACCGATGCGCCATACTTCTTGAGCAGGACGCGACGGTGCGCCGAGTCAATCAGCTTGGTGACGGAGATGTCGCCGCCGCCCGTGTAAGGATCATTCCTTACCGCATCGACCAGCGCCTGAGGTAGATCGTGGATGTTGGTGAGATTCATACCAGTCCTGCTTGATGACGACGCTCTGCCAAGAGGTATCCCTCCAGCGGCCACAGCTGATTGACCGCATCTTCGAAGGCATACTTCTCACCGATGGCGTGGCTGTATTTATTGGGATCAACGCATGCGCTCTTGCCCCACACGGTGTAGCCGTTGACCATCTCCAGCTGGCAGAAGGTAGTGGTGGTGCCCGGCATAAGGGTGTACGTGGCCTTCTTCACTCGCGCCAGCATGTCGCTCATGTACACCTTGCTGGGCATCTTCTCTTCTTGTTTGTCCACACAATCTCCTAGATAGGTACAGGTACGCAGTCCGCCCCCGCTGCGGGTTGGCTCGGCCCATTACGGCCCAAGGTGCTGCGCTCACCACCAACACGACTGAGGACTTAGTTACGGTTGCGATCCGTACAGAGCGCCGGGATGAAGGACAGATAACGTGTTGCTGCAGCAAGTGACGTTAGAGCTTTCCACTGACCGACCTCATCCTGCCCAAATCCTCATGCGTGTTGGCCCTGATGATCAGTCAGGAACACGGCGCGTCTTTCCGCGCTGCCTCTTGGTTTCGCCGCCGATCTCCCAAGTTGAGATCTGGTGATGCCCCGTTTTCCCACACGGCCCGGTATGATGGTCGTCACCAACACGACTGAGGACTGGCGCAAAGCATCAACCAGCGAACCGATCTTTATCTTCGCTTGTAACCAATCCTCATGCGTGTTGATGCTGTCTCTCCAGCTGTCACGCCGATGCAGATTGCCCTGACGTTATGGGTTCAAAACCCCGGTTGCCCGAGGGAAAGGAGTCTTTCCCCGCCTCTGTAATACGCCTCGGGTCGGCGGGAGCATCTGCAATACCTATGACCCCCGAGGCCAGCGATCTCACCAGTCAACCAAACTGTTATTGCTTGGCTCAAAGGGTGGGTCGTCGTTGCGCTTTGATGTGCGTGGCTGATCACCGTTGCCGGTGTCCTCATCGAGTGAGCCGCGCAGGTACTTCGTGCCAGCCTTGGATGTTGCTTCCCACAGACCGCCGCGCCACTTGGTTCCGTCCGCCATCTCTATGACGACGTTGAACTGCGGAGCCTTCGCGTTCTGGCTTGGCTTTGCTTTGAATACTGAGATGTTGTTGTATTGCTTCATTCCTTCTCCTCACATGGTTTCGTAGGCTTCACGCGCCCACATCTTTGCGGTTTGTAAATTGGTGATTGCTACTGCGAACATCCTTGCGAACTCCTCGCCGTTGTATTCGAGGGCGTTCTTGCGAGCTTCCTTCATCTCTTCAATCAGCGAGTCAAAAGCATCGAGCACGAACACCTCGGCTTCCGTCAACTCATCCCCGATATGGATCGGTGCATCTAAGAGCGATTCCGGGATCACGCCTCCTCCTTCTGCTTGATGCGCTTTTGCAGGTTGGAAGTGATCTCAGCCATCTTGCTCATCGGGATCTGCTCAAGGCCGGTCACCTTGTAGATCTCGTGCAGCTTCTCCTCAGTCACGTCAGTCTCAACCAGCAGCTTGCGAATGATGTCGATGTCGCTAGGAGCCAGCGTCTTGCCGGGTGACTTGCCGACCTCATGGGTGTGGCGGTCAGGATCCTCATCAATCGGGATGGCGAAGAGCTGGAACGCCATGTACTTGTAGGAGATCGACAGCGCTTTGTTGGTTGCCTTGTCGCCGGAGTCCATCGCTTCGCCCGGCACTGAGCACACGACGCTGCTGCCATCGACGGCAGACCACACGGTGAAGTCCACTTGAACGGTCACATAGAAGAGGGGATTGCCTCGACTATTAACACGCTCATAAACTTCACGACTCCTGATATTCGGGACAATGACAAGACCGGCCTCGACGAGATGCTGAGCCATGCGGTTCATCACATCGTCGATGCCACGGAACTTAAAGCCTTGGGATTCGTTCTTGTGGGACTTGGCGATGCCCTTATCAGCAAACGCCTGCATCACTTGCTTGATGCCTACTAGGACATGGGGACTCTTTTGCCCATCCATACACCCTCCATCATTGTTGTTTGTGGGTGCAAGTATAGAGCAAATATAAGCCAGGTCAATACCCTATCAACAAAAAAATATATCAACCTTTCGCAGTTGTAGAGAAGGCACTTACTACCCTACCAATAATACGCAGTAGTCGAAATGCATCTAAGT